TCCTTAACAACAGCCGCCGGTCCACAGAACGGACAGGGGGCAAAGGGGGGGGCATTGAGTCCCGTGTCAGACTCGATGATCCGGGCGATCCCGGTATGCCCATCCGACACCCTGGCATTCCAGACCTCTATACCCAGGGCCTTATCATCGCAGTGGATATGGGCTTCGCACTGAGAGCAGAAGACGGCCTCAAAGTCGCTGTCGTATCCGGTGATTTTTCCCCCGCAAAAGGGACAAGGTTTAATCTTGCTCATGCCTTACCTCCCACAGACGACCGGGCACTCCGAGGGCAGAAACAGTTCGTCAGGCGGCCGGTGTTGCGGTCTATATAGCGGTGGATACCGGACACGTCGTGAGCCAGGCTGAAGTCGTCGAAGCCGAGCATCCGTTCCAAATCGAGGGGACAACCGTTCCTGTGAGCAGCGGTGATATCCATCTCCAGTTCCAGCCGAGTCTCGGAGTCGACCATTTTGGCGAGGAAGATGAAGCGATCCACAATTCTCCTGATGAGCTCAGCGTCTTCTTTCGTCGCGTCGAAGTTGGCGGCTATTTTCTTGCTCATGCTGCTTCCCTCTTGCTCACTGTCTGCCTGCGCGGGAACAGCTCTTCCCGGCTCATGCCGAAAAACTCAGCGATCCGTGTTTCCATAACCTGGGAATGGCGGACTCCCCAGATAACGTCAGAAACCGTTCCCTGATGAGCGTCGATTTTTTCAGCTAATCGTGTGATAGACAGTCCATGCTTCCAGATGAGGGCCATGACCCTTTTCTTCCGTTCCCAGTCCTTGGGGTAGGGCCTGCCCCGTTTGACATCCCGAAGTCTCTGTGCCATACTGTTTCCATCCTTCATGCTCGTCGCATCGTGCTTACCAGGCTTCAGATGTGGCGGGCATTTTTTATAAGGTTCCCGCTCCATACGGAGCGGGGTTTTTTTTAATGACACCCTCCGTCCGTGGTACAATCAAAACACGGAGGAAGTGAAATGGTAAAAATCATTCTTTTCTCCTTCACTGTCACCTTTATGGCCATCCCTGCCGAAAAGTGACATAGGTGGCACTTATTAGCGACAAGGATCGCCGTTTTCAAAAGTGACACGCTGGCACTTTTCGGCGATAATTATCGCCATTTATTCTATCGTCATTATACAACAAAATGTTTAACTGTCAACTACAAAATGACGTAATTAGAGTATAAGTTAATTTGTTTTGAGGAATTTATGGAAATAGGGCAACGTTTACGGTTGGTCAGAGAATCATTAAACATCAAACAGGGTGAATTTGCATCGATGCTTGGTATAAATCAACAGAATCTAAGCAACTATGAGCTTGAAAAAAGAGACATCCCAGATGATGTGAAAGTGAAAATACTACAAATTGGCGTAAACCTGAATTGGCTTCTTACGGGACAAGGCGAGATGAAAATGCAAGATGTAGCCCCGGAGGAAAACAAACCAGTAAAAAATCACACTCACTCCGGCGTCCCTTACTTTTCCATCGACGCCATGGCTCATGTGTCTGAGACCTTCGAGGTCTTCGATCAGCAGCCTGAGTATTACATCAGCTACAAGCCCTTCGATGACTGCACGGCATACCTTCCAGTGTACGGTGACAGCATGGTTCCGGTCATCTCCTCCGGGGAGATTATAGCCGTGAAGCGGGTGGAGAACTTCGACGTGCTTCTCTGGGGCGAGCCGTACCTTATCGTAACTGACTCGACCTCCAATAACCTCAGAACCGTCAAGCTCATCTATCAGCATACCGACGACGCGAGAATCATCTTGCGGGCCTGTAATCCCGATTTTCGCGGGGATACGGTGATCCCCAAATCATCGATTGTGGCCCTGTTTATTGTGAAAGGGAAGATCTCCCGGCGTCAGTTGTAGTTTTTTGAAAAAGCAGCGTGGAGGCTCGCGCCCCGGTCGGCTTATCATCCGGAGCGCTGGAAGCCTTGAACACGAATTGAACACGATTTTAGGCCTGTGTTGCCATTTCCGAGCCTGGTCGGTGAAAAACAAACCTCCGATTTTTTCGGTATCGCGCTATTCCCCAATTTTGCATAAAAAAACTTCTTGTCGGGACAACGGTGAGGGTGTAGACTTAAGAGAGAAAAAAGACGGAGGTCGCCATGGATTTCATCGGGAAGGGTACTCGGATGAAAGAGATCACGGGAGGCATGGGATTCTCGCCGAAACGAATCATCAATAAAATGAGGTATGTTTCCGGGATCCCTGACATGGATTACGCGCTTTCGACAAGAGAGCAAAGTATTCTTCCCTTTGTACATTTTCGGGCTGGCCAGCGCGGGATTGAAATCAGTACAGCCATCGGTGGACAAAAAATGTATGCGGCGCTCAGGACGGACAGTATCCTGAAAGTGTATTACGAAGAACGGCAGTTCTCTCCGGAAAGCAGGAACGCCATGTTTGATATTGGTATGTCCACAGTCGTCGGCGGGCTGCTCTTCGGGGTTGTCGGAGCAGCGATAGGAGGCATGACCGCAAAGATGAAGTCAGACGCTCCGATCGTATTCTGTATCATCTCGTATTGGAGTGATGACGACAACAAGAAAGACAAGCTTGTTCTTACCTGTAGCTCAATGGATAAAAAAGATATGGATGCCTTTTTTCTTGATGTTTGTAAGGGCGGGATAGTTGATACTGTCGTGCGTGTGGTGAAACCAGAACCGCCCAAGATAGCGGTTGTCCCGCAGAGCGAAGACTCGACCGAAAAGATCAGAAAGCTCGCGAAGCTTCGCGATGAGGGAATCCTCACGGAAGAGGAATTCACCGCGAAAAAGACGGAGCTTTTGCTGAAGATGTGAATGTGCTTTTTTAGATAGGAAAAATGGCCGCAGAAAATCTGCGGCTTTTTTTATTATTTATTATTGGCTGCGAGGACAAAAACTAATCCGGATTTGAGCGTAGTTTTCATTCAAGCGAGATACTTCCTTTGTCCATACGGAGGAAGAAATGAAAGAAACCCCCATTCTTTTTTGTGCCCCGATGATCAGATCTATTCTGAATACAAAACCTGGTATGCTGCCGCCTCAGCCGATTGATCCTGAGAAACCGATCAAGTGGCAGACGCGGCGTGTGATAAAGCCGCAGCCCGATGATATCCAGAACTACACGATTAGCCCTCCGGCCCTTGGTTTTCCGAAAGGATGGTACGGCGAGACTGATGACGGTGAGTCGAGAATGTGGACGTGTCCCTACGGCGAAATTCAAGACCGCCTGTGGGTAAAGGAGACATGGCACCTGTGCGGAGAAAACAATTCAAACGGTTCCCCGCATACCGAGGTGATTTACCGGGCTGACGGCGACCGGTGCGGTTTCTGCGGCGGGCAGGTGAAATGGAAGCCATCCATTTTTATGCCCCGCTGGGCATCCAGGATAAACCCCGTCATCATCAATATATGGGCTGAACGGTTACTCGACATAAGCGGCGCTGACTGTGTCGCGGAAGGAATGGACGGATCAAAAAGACTCTGTTCCAATCTTAATGAACCCTGCAATGACGTCGGGGTATCAGTGCATGAACAGTTCTTCGGGCTGTGGGATGCTCTGAACGCGAAACGCGGGTACGGAAGATCGGCTAATCCCTGGGTGTGGGTGATCGCATTCATGAGGGTGGGAGAATGATCGGAGTGCATCATACTGATACTAAGAACACGGAAACATGTAGATCGTGTGTTCACCTCATCGATTGCATCAACGGGTCAAACCGGATATTGAACATGCAGCCAGAAGCGATGAGTGAGGATGTTTTCAACGCGATACTTGAGATCCCGGCCTGTGACGATTATGTGAAAAACAGCACGCCTGTCCGAGTATGATCTTATCCATATTTGAGCGGTTCAATATCGCTCCGCGGTAATCTTTCCTCATGCTTACGAAGATGCTTGAATTATGCCGGACGGGATCTCACGGACAGGCCGGGACGGTAGTCACAAAACAGGACCTCGACGAAATTGTCGAAACCTACAAAGCGAAAAGCGCTTCAGTGACGATATGGCCTCACGCGCTCGCGGATTATGCTCCGGCCTTAGGAACAGTAGATACCCTATGGACCGGCCCCAGCGATGAAGACCCATCCGCATGGTCTCTGTTCGGCACGATCACTTTCAACGACCTGTTGTCCGACGCGTATGAAAAAGGCATGTACCCGACCTGGTCGATTGGAGCCCCGCGCAGAGCGTCGGACGGGAAGCGGTATCTGCATCACCTCAAGATGTGCGGATCAGAGCCCGGAGCGGTGAAGGGGCTAAAGGACCTCGGTCTCCCAGCCGGCATCAACCTCTCCGACTGTCCTCCCGGGGATCAGTTCCCGGGGCCAAAGAACGAAAACCCTTATAAAGTGCAAAGCATAAACGCATCCGACCCCGCCAAGCCGGGCGGGGATCGGGGGCAACCCGGCGTTGCCGGAAAGAAAAAAGACAAGGAGGAATCAATGGATCCATTACAGGAACTCATCGACGCTATCGAAGATCCTGAGAAGAAGGCTCAAGCTCAGACCGCCTATGACGCGCTCAAAGCCAAAGCAAAACCGCCCGCGAAGCCGGCCGCTCCTGCGGAAAATCCCATCGCGGCATCTGACACCACGGCCCTGGCCGAAGAGAACACGAAGCTCAAGGCTCAGCTCAAAGGCCTCGCCGCGAAGTATCCGGCCGAGAAGATCGAGCTTTCGGATCTCGCCGACGATCCCCGGATCGCTGCGCTGTACGCTGATCTCAGGAAGAGCAAAAGAAACGAGCTGCTCAAGGCTGCCGAGGGAAAGGTCCCTAAGGGGATGGAGAAGGAACTCATCGCCTTAGCCGACACGCTCCCGATCTCCGACACTATCGCCTTGGACGATAGCGGGGAGAAACAGTCAGCGTTCGATATCTTTTCGCGCATCCTGCAAAACCTTCCCGATCCCGTTACGGGCGGAGAAGTCATCGAGATGTCCGACGCCGGCGGGAAAGGCAAGAAATCTTCACGCGCCTTCCCTTTCAGCAAGGCGTAAAGGAGAGGTCTATATATGGACGGAATTCGCATGAAGGTAGATTACGCTCAGAGCTCCGTGGTTTCCCGTGAACATCCCCCGATCTTCAGACTCCTGAAGACCGGCGCGGACGATGGGGTATACCCCCAGGGCCTCGTGCTCGCCGAAAAGTACGACGAGGATGAAAACGTCGTAGCCTGCCCCTATGAGGAAGTGGCGGACGAGGCCATGACCGGTACCATCGACGGTACGAACAAGGCGTTCACGCTCGCCGGGACCGGCCCTGTACAGCCGGGAACGGTCGTGATCGAGAACAACAATACCTCGGCTCAGAGCCTTATGGACAACGGGTTCGGAGTGCTCTCCGGGGACGGGTCTGGTACCGTCGATTACGAGACCGGTGATATCGCTGCTTCGTTCACGACTGCCCCGGCTGAGGGGAAGACCGTTACCGCGAGTTACACCCGCAGGGTGGCCGGTGTGGCCAAGGAAGACATCGACACCGCGAAGGATACCGCGATCCTCGCGCTGGTACACGGCATCGCGGTCAAAGGCAAGGTCGTGATAGACAAAGACGGAACCGCGGTATCCGATGCAGCGGCCAAGCACCTGGCGAAGCTTCCCGGCGGCGTATGGCTACAGTAGCCGTAAGCCGGTGAAACGACATAAGGAGATAAAAGATGCCCGCAATTAAACTGGCGACGATCGTCGCCTCTCTGTTCAGCCGTGAATCGATCCAGCAGATCATTGAGCGGCTGCCTGATTTCAAGACCCCGGCCATGGATTTTCTGTATCCGGAATCGGCGAGGAAACTCAATCCCCTGCCGTTTCTGACCTACAAGGATTTCGAGCAGGTCGGGAACATCCCGCTCGTCAAGCGCGGTCAGCAGTCGTACAAGCTCACCTCTTCGGGGAGCCTGTCCATGATCGAGCCCCAGCCGGTCTATCCGAGCCTCCCGCTCGACGCGGTGGATTTCAACAATCTGAGGATGCTCGACCCTGAAGGACAGCAGCAGTACATCCAGAACCGGATCGATCAGCTCAGACAGGCGACCAAGCTCACGGCTGAGGCCATGTGCATACAGGCTGTGTCCGGAAAGATTTCGTATCCGATCATGGAAAACGGGGTGAGCGAAAACTTCGAGCTCGACTTTGGAACCCCATCGTCCGTGACCGCGACCAAGAAGCTCGATGCTACGGGAGCGAACGTCGGGACCCTGGTGGAGATCACCAGCAAGATGAAGGCCCAGGCCCGCGTGAACGGTTTCGGCCGTGACGTGGTGTTCCTCGCTCCGTCCGACGTGTACGCGGTCTGTTTCGCGTTAGTCACCGCGAGCAACAAAGACCCGAGGTTCGACGCGGAAGGAATGCTGATTCTGGGAAACAACACCAGAATCATGGAGTTCGACTACGTGTATACCAATCTCGCGACAGGAGCCTCGGCAGGACTCGCCGCGAAGAAGCTGTACCTCTGGGATCGTCAGGCGGGGAACAGGCTTTTCTACAGCGCGGTCGACGACTTCGAGGCGAACTTCGTCGCCTCTCCCTTCTGGCCGAAGGCGGTACTCATCGGGGACGCTTACGAGATCAAGGGACAGAGCAAGCCCACCCCCGTGGTCAACGTGAAGTCTTTGGTTCAGTCGACGGTCCTCACCTAAGGTTACTCAGGGGGCGGCCGTTGGCCGTTCCCTAATATGAAGAAAATCAAACGAAAGGAGCTATCATGAAAAGGATTATGTTTCTTCTGCTGATAGCGCTGGCCCTTACCGCTGCGATCGTAGTCCCCGTGTTCGGGGCTGATACGCAGCAAGGCCCCCCGGCGCTTATTGACGATCAGACAGCGAGCACCGTCCCGGTCGTCATGTCGGTATCCATTTCCCCGCTTCTGGCCGTGGCAATCGCGATCAGCTCGATCGGATCCCTCATCGCGCTCGCAATCATAGCCGCTCTGGCCGTACTCGTGCATAAAGGCCAGTTCGGGTTAATGATTAACGGACAAGCTCTCTGGAACGCGCTTCTGCAACGATTTGGTCCTCCGGGCGGAACCGAGGAAAAACGGTCTATGAAACGTAAGAAAACGGGAAAGAGCACCGAAAAAACAAAGCCGAAACGCGCGCGTATCGGTCCTGAAAAAGAAGCCGAGCAGAAGCCTGAAAACTGAAAGAGAGGAATAGAGTATGGAACTATCGGAGATCGACCAGCTGACCAATGGCACCATAACCAAGTCAATAACCTTCGCACCGTTTGGGGAACCCATAGCAGTCTCAGAGGTCTCCGATAGATTGTCGGCATCGCTGTATGAGCAGCTTTCCGAAGGGAAATCAGAGAATACGGAAGCCGCGATCAACCGCGCGGTGATTTACGTGGGAGCGGTGCTCAGGCGTCTTTCGGTCGCCTTTGACCTTGACAGTAAGGTCATCCGAGAGATTGTACTCCTCCACACGATTTACGAACTGCACATAGCGCTGGGACATGAGGAGGCCGGGAAAGAATACCGGTTGAAGGCAAAGGATATCATCCTCGCCGCCTTCGGTGAATTCCCGGATACTGAGACTCAAGCCCCCCCATCTTCCTATGCCGCGATATCAAAACCGAAACGGAAACCCCATGGGCTCTTTTGACGATCTCGCAAAGGAACTTTCCGATCCTCATACGGCCGATAAGATCGGAAGCTTTGCTGTATCCTGCATCCAGAACCATATTGAACAGGGTAAGTTCCCGGCGAACGCGCCGCTCACAAAAGCGGTAAAGCGGGGGAGCCATCCGCTTCGAGATAATCAAAAACTTGCGTCCTCCATCTCATACAGAAAAACATCGTCATCGGTTATTGTCGGGACCAACCACAAGGGAGCCAGGATCAATAACTATAGCGGGACGATTACCGCGAAGAAAGGGTGGTTACTCATACCGGTAAGCAGTCACACGCGGACACTCCAGCGGCGCTATGGGTACACACCGAAAGAGGTTTGCGACGGGCTCCGCTCCTCAGGGTTCTCCGTATGGAGGCAGGGACGGGCGCTCTTTTACCGGGAGAAAGGGGCAGGATCGTCGAAAAAGAAAGCGACCATGATCTATATCTTAAAAAAGTCGGTGACGATCCCGAAGCGTGAGTTTTTCACGCTCAGCTCCGGTGAGATAGACGTGATACTCGATATGGTAAGAGGAAAGCAATGAGTGAAGCCTTTGACGCGATGAACCTATTCGCAGCCCAGCTGAAACGGGATCTCGAGCTGAAGGTCCTGGTACTCCCGGTAAGCATAAAAGAGAAGGGCGTTGTCGTGACGCTTGCTATGAGGAAAACTCATACACAGAGCGACCGATCCGGAGCTGCTCGTGTGGTGAAAATGAGGCTCGCCGTAGAGGGATCGGTTGAATCTCAAAAAGGCCTCGAACTCGCGCTTAACGCCATTGAAGCGATTGATGCATATCTTGAGAAGCCGAGAAACCTTTCCGACTCTTCAGGCTCCCCCATAGCGAATACGCGCATCGTGCAGTCTGTGTCTGAAGAAGATTCCTTCCTTCCTACACCAGACTCTACCGACGTCCAGGATGCGATAGACGAGCGGCTTGTTATTCTATATTTGAGCAGATAAAACCTCATCCTCAGTAGTATGTGCTCATAACACTTCGTAAAGGAGATTTTATGAAGCACGTAACTCAATATGAAACCGTTGACGGGAAAACAAAGAAACTCCGCGAAGAGCACGAAGCCGCAGAAACAAAAAAGACTGCGGATGCTCAGAAGCGGCAGCGACGGGAACCCCAGGCAGCGGAAGGAGTAAATCATGAGTAGAGCTGAGCTTGAACTTATCGGCGACGACTGTGCGGTCTATACCGGAGAGCTCGCCGCAACGGAGCTGACAGGAGACGGCACAAAGACGCTTGAAGAGCTTGCGGGCGGGACTGCCGGCGGAACTACCTCAAAGGGATTCTATCTGGTAACCGCGATGGCGAGTACGGATTCGTTTTTCCCGTCCGGGCTTGCCGTGGGAGAACTGATTCCTATGGCAGGGGCTGAAGTGCTTGAAGTCGGAGACAAGGTAAAAAAGCTTACCCTCACCAAGATGGGAGATGCCTCGGGCTGGAGCGGACAGGTATCACAGAGCGAGGTTGCCGTCACGCGGCTGGCCCACTCGTGGAACAAATACCGCTACGGGAAAAAGGACTTCCAGGGCACGATCAATTCGATCACCACGCTCGGGATATCGGACGAAGAGACGGGCACTATCGGCAGGGCGTTCAAGCTTTTCAGGAAGACCGCTGCTGGAGCGATCACGATCAGCAACCCCGACGGGCTCCCCGTGTACTTTATTGGGTACATCCGGGAAACCACCATCGCGGGGGAGACGAATGCCTTCATGTTCGCTCAGGTCAACATCTCCGCAGGCGGACTTGGAGGAGCGATCGGGAGCGCTCAGTCTCATGACCTGTCTTTCCGGTTGGCCGGGAATGATCCCGTGTTTTATTCCATCGACGTTGCCTCGTAGAAAGGAGCACCCATGATTGTAACAGTGAGCAGAGAGAAAACATACATTCCCCAGTGGAATGGGAACAGGGACCTCCCTCCGGGAGAGCAGGTCGTCGCGCACTATAAGGCAGGATCGTTTGACCTCCGATCGCGGCTCCTCCCGGATCCGCAGGTTAAGTTTTCCTATGACAAGGATGGAAATCCGACAGGCGGGAGCGGAGAAGTGTCGCTCGACAAGAAAGGAATCGTCCGGGGAATGCTTATCCGCATTGACAATCTGTCGGTTGAGGTCAAAGGCGAAATCGAGAAGGTAATCTCCGCAAACGACCTGTTTTCAGGCCCCTTTGAAGAACTGATCGACGAGCTTGCAGATGTGTTCCGCAAGGAACTTAAAAAGGAAATCTCTGCAAAAAACTGATGGTTGCTTACCGGCTGTACCGCTCCGGTAAGCATAAGGCGAAATTTAGGGAGGGGCGGGGGTGGCTTCCTGTTGAGACCGGTGTTGAGGACGAAAACGGGAAGCCGATTTCTGTCCCGCTTGATGATGTAAAAAACTATGTGAACGAGTGGTTTTTTTGGTGTATGGAAATATTCAGCACCACGGAGCTGCTCGGTAAGCTGCCGTACGGCGAGGGATGGATGGAGAATCCGTGGGATCTCGTGCTAGTCATCCGTACCCTGAAAAGCGAAGAAAATCGATGGGAGCAGCAAGAGCACCAGAGAAAATATGGACAAGGAAAAGCTTGAGCTTGAAATAAAGATCCTCATCGATGAGGCCCGTAGACAGGTCCAGTCCATGCAGTCGGATATCAAGAAGCTGGCTCAGGAGGCGAAGGCTACGGCCCCCGACACCAGAGCGCTTGCCGATTCGATGAAACGCATGGAGGGAGAGGTAAAACGCGCCGCCACTGAGGCAAAGCTCTTCGGCGGCGATCTATCCACGGTAAAACGGCAGCAAGAAGCGCTCAAACACGCAATGATCGACCTGGTGGATAATGGCATATCCCCTGAGTCTGAGGAAATAAAAAAGCTATCCGCGCAGTACAACGACCTCGCCGATCAATCAAAGAAGCTTGAGACACAAAGTGGAGCCACCGCAGGCTCAATAGGAGACCTCACCAGCGCGGTCGGGAACATCGCTGCCGTCAAGGTGCTTACCGAGGTTGTCGGAAAAATAGTTGAGATGGGCGGGGCGGCTCTTGATACAGCGAAGGTCTGGGAGAAGCAGGAAGCGAACTTCGGCGTCCTGCTTGGATCGGCTGAGAAAGGCCGGGCATTATTCAAGGAGCTCCAGGCATTCAACGTCTGGACCCCGTTTGACCTGGACTCGATCACGAACGCGTCACAGGTCCTGCTCGGCGCTCAGGTTTCGGTCGGCCAGCTCACCGACAAGATGACCATGTTCGGGGATCTCGCGCTGGGCAACGCAGAGAAGTTCGCCGCGTTCACCAATGAGTTTGCCAAGGCAGCCGTCAAGGGCAAGGTAGATATGGGGAACCTCAATATCTACCTTGAGCGTGGGATTCCCATCCTCTCCACTCTCGCCGATCAGTTTGGAGTCACCGGTGAGGAACTCCAGGACATGGTTTCCAAGGGGGAGGTGTCCGCGAAGGAGTTTGAGCAGGCGCTGCGGACCCTCACCTCCGAGGGCGGAACCTACTACCAGGGAATGATTACGGGATCTCAGACTCTGGATGCGGTGCAGATCGGGCTTCAGGAGTCGGTCGCGGCGCTGGGAGCCTCGTACATGGAAGCCCTTGTCCCAGCTATCAAGTGGGCGACACAGACCCTTACCGACATTACCAACGCGATCAACGAGAGCCCCATCGCGAAGGGCATCCTCGCTGGAGCGCTGGTTGCTGTCACTGCGTATCTTGCCGCTATGGCTGTAAAAGCTGCTCTCCTCACGGTAAAGACCTGGCTGCAGTATGCGGCCCAGATGGGATTAAACTCAGCCCTGGCTGTAACTAATCCATTGTTGTTAGCTGGCATTGCAGCTGTCGGAGTCGCGACAGCCGCCGCAGTGGTTTACGCACAAAATCAGTCAAAAGCCGCTGACGAGACTAGCCGACTCGCTCTTGCAGCGGATAATCAAGCAAGTGGGGTCGAACAGCTAACCTCCGCTTACGAATCCCTGAACGACATCATGGCCGATGTAGCCGATAAGCGGCAGAGAGAGGCCCTTGAAGTCATAAGGTCCAACCAGAAGAGTCAGGGAAATCCGTTCGTAAAAGATAAGACGGTTTCCAGCCCAATAAGCGAAGCTCAGTATATCGAGGTAGAGATCAAGCCTCGTCTGGCCGGGCTCTCAGACGACAACTTGAAGAAAGAAATCGATCGACTGCAAAAGTCTATTGATGCGGATCCTTTAAAAAGTCTAAAGTCGTCCTTCGGCGATACCGGATACAACGCATCCCTCCTCAAGGCAATGGAAGAAGAACTGAAGCGTAGGACCCCGGCCCTTGAGGAGGACGTTAAGGCTCTCAAGGAGCTCGCGAAAAAAGCCGCGGAATTCAAAGATGACTGGGCAAAAGTATGGGGAAAGTTCCAGGCCGAACAAACTAAAAATCCGACCGCTAGTGTTGACTGGGAGGAGCAGCAAAAACTCGCGGAGGCCGCGGCCAACGGTATCGGGGAGAAGAACAAGGCTGTACTCGATCAGATTCGGGAGTACTACGCTGCCCAGAGAAAGGAGATCAACGACAAGATACTCACCGAGGAGAAGGAGCGTCTGGCGAAGATCACCGACACGCGGGTGGACGATCTTGAACTGCAAAAGGAAAAAGAACTCGCCGCGTTTCAAGGCTCTTCGGATGCGCGGGCAAAAATCGCGGCTGACTATGACAAGCAGATAGCCAAAGCTGGCCTTGAATACTCGGTGGCTGCCCTCTACAAAGAGGCTGAGGCCGCGGCCAAGCTCACCGACGAGCAGGCTGACGACATGCGCGTTGCGATGCAGAAAGAGCTCGCTCTTTTCGAGGGGACAGCTGCGGAGAAGGCAGCCTTAGCCGCGTACCGTGAGAAGCAGATCTCCGAGGTGGCAAAGCAGGAAGCGAAGACTCGTCTCGCCGCTGATGTTGATGCGTTATATGAGGCGGCTGAATTCGCGGCCAGTATCTCAGATAGCCAAGCCGAGGCCATGCGTGTGGCGCTACAGAAAGAGCTTGCCTTGTTCGAAGGGACCGCTGAGCAAAAGATCGCGCTTACGGAATTCCGCGAGAAGCAGATAACGAAGGTCGCGGAGCAGGAAGCCAAGGCGCGTCTGGAAGCGGCCGTGGAAGAGCGATACAAAGAAGCTGAGTTTAAAGCACGAATTGATGAAAGCGAAACAGCGGCCGCCTATGTCGCGATGCAAAAGGAGCTCGATCTCTTTGAGGGCACCTCAAGTCAAAAAGCGCAGCTCGCCGCGTACTGGGCGCGGCAGATATCCGAGATAGCGGACAAGGAACTGCGAACCCGCCTGGAGAAGGATGTAGAAGCTCAGTACAAAGCGGCCGCCCTCACCGCGAGCCTGACCGATAATCGCGTGGACGACCTCGAGGTCGCGCGAGACAAAGAGTTCGCCCTGTTCCAGGGGACGGAGGAACAGAAGGCGCTTCTTGCCAAAAAGTACGCGAAGGAGATCGCGGACGCTTCCATAGCGGAAGCTCGGCGGGTATTCGAGGAACAGAAGACGCTCGCCGAAAAGCAGAAAGATTGGAAGAAGTTCGCGAGCCTCACCTTCCAGGATCAGGCAAAGGATACCGAGGTCGGCAAGATGGCGGGCTTCGGAGGAGGAGTCGCCGTTGACCCCGCTTCCATGGCGATCCAAGCGCTCGCGGAATTTGCCATGGAAATCGAAAACGTACAGAAGGTTTTGAATCCCTTTGGAACGATCCTTGAAGGGGCCTCTTCCCTGCTTGAGCCTATGACCAATGATGCTCTTCAGCCCCTGGTAGACATCCTCATGGAAGTGGGCGAGGTGCTCGGACAGGAGGCTGCCCCGTTCCTCACGCTGTTCGCGACAGGGCTCCGTGTCGCAGCCGGGATCATCAGGATAGCTATGGTACCGATGAAGCTCGTCGGTGCCGCATTCCTCTGGCTCAACGATTATGTCATCGTGCCATTCGGAAATTTCGTGATCAACACGATCAACGCTGTGATAAAGCTCTTGAACAAGCTCCCGTTCGTCAACATCAAGCTTCTTGAGACGCTCCAGACATCCACTCAGATCGCGGCGGCGGAAAAGCAGATAGCCGAGAAGATCGAGGCCGTTTCCGACACCATGGACGCGGTGAGCGATATGTTCGACGAACGCCGCGAGGATCTCGACGACGCCTACAGTAAGAATGTGACCTCACTGAAAAACCTCCTCGAGCTGGGAGCGATCAGCGAAAGCGATTATGCGTCCCGCATGGATCGGGTGAACACGCAGTACGAGGCATCCGTGGCAGCTCTCGACGCCCAAGAAGAGGCCCAACTCGCCGTCCTGCAGAGCATCCTGGACGCCTTAAACGATGGGAACAACATCGCAACCGCGGCGCTGAGAGCTGCAGGCGTGCAGGGCTATGCCGTCGGTGCTGTTGAAATTCCGCAGACTCAAGCCGCGATCGTGCACAAGGGGGAGACTATCATCCCCGCATCCTTTGCCGAGGGCCTCAGGAGCGGGCAGCTCACGCTCGGGAAAGGCAGCTCCTCCTCTTCCGTGTACCAGACCGTGGTCAACGTCACCGTGCAGGGAAGTGTCCAGGCCGAGAATAACCTCGCCGACGCGATCGCCAGGCGAATCAACCAGCGGGAGCGCCGCGGCATGTTGGAGCTGGAGAACGCATGAGTACCTATACCGTTTATATCGATTTCGGCGGAACCTCAGGAGAGGTTGATATCTCTTCCCTCGTCAGGGCTATTACCCCGACACAGCGTATCTGTACCGACTCCTACCGCAGGGCGACCGACCAGTGCTCGCTTACTCTCTGTTATGACATTGACCTCATGGCATCCCTCACCTCTGCCACAAGTGAGGTGACTGTCCGCGTCCTCAAAGATGGAAACGCCTTCTTTTACGGCAGGATCCCGCCTACAGAGAGCTTCGAATCGGCTGGTTCCTCCGGGGGGGCAGATCCTGACATCTCCGATCTCGAGCTTGAGGTCACCGACTTCGGAAACAAGCTCGAACGCGAGATATCAGCAGATGATGCAATCGCTTGGGAAAACCTCCCGGTCTGCGATCCGTCGGTTCCAGGAGCCTCTATCGTCCACAAACTTTTTGCCCTCTGCGGACTCACGCTCAATACAACGATCGAGGAGCCAACGGTCCTCCGGGGATTCGCCCGCGACGATGGAACGGTGGCCTCTGCCCTTGATACTCTCCTGTATGAGTACGGGCTTGTCGCCTACCAGCGGGAGTCAGGCGAGTGGGATCTCTACCGGTGGATCGAGGATGCCCCGGAAGCGACTGAGACGCTTGACGCCTCGAACCTCATGGCATCCCTCAAGGTCGAGAGGGTCGAGCGAGAGGCAGACGCTGCGAAGGTCGTCTGGTACGGGCTCAAGGAAAAAACTCAAGCCCTGGTATACATGGCTGATCTTCCTTTCGATGACAAAAACAAGCGCTCAGGGTATCCAGTGCAGGCCGGACTCTTGTGGCCGGAAGAGGCGAACATCGGGGATACCTGGTTTGATTACCAGGATACCTCTTTGGCAAAGACGCTCTCCGAGTCGGGACAGCGGATCATCTCTAACAAAGACTTCACCCAGATCCTGCTTACCTCAAACCATACACTCGACGTGCACATCGACTCAGGTCTCACGCCGAGTTTCACCCCTATCTATCAAAACAAGAGGGCGAGGATCGCCTATTATAACCCCACCGCCGGACCGCTCAACATTTACTACTGCGACATCTACGCTGACGTCGTGTATCGCGCGGCCGCGAATGAGGTTGTGAAGAACGCCGTGATCTCCCCAGTGAAGACCAACTCGTATGAGGCGGAATTCATACATGACGCGGAGTCCGCTTCACGCCTCGCCTGCGCCATGGCTGATCTTTTGTACGGGAAATCGGTGTGGCGATATACCTTCCCCTCGGAAGATCGGCTCACCCTGGGAGTCGTGGCGACACTCACCGATCCGTACTCAGGCCTGAGCACGACGGTCCGCATCGTCGAACGATCCTATGACCCTGAGACAGAGATATACACCTACAAGGCGATCTCAATTAAGCCTGTGGTGTTTACTCCGTCAGCGAGTCAAACATCACTTATTCCAACAACACCGAAGACGAAGGAAGAGGATGCATCGCAGCAAACACAGAAAATTGCAGATGATCTCTATGCGTACCTGAATGATATACCGCCTTCCAATAATCCGACGGAGCTCAGTTTTTCATATGAAAAAAACGGGGACGGCTCCGTGGATGTTCTGTTTAGTTTCAAACATATTCATGGATCATCGAAAGCCTCTGGATTCTGGGTTTTCTACTTAGACGACATTGATGCCCCAGACGCTATAGATATTTCTTCCTCTCCAAAAATTACCATTTCCGCACAAAAAAGCGATACTGAGGTCACTTATAGCGGAAAGATATCCGCGATTGCTGTACGATACGGGGGCGTCGGAGCAGTCACAAAACATTACCGTTTTGGAGTCGTAGCGTTCGGCCTCAGGAAGTCGGGAACCGTCCCATACGTGAACAATGATGATGATGTTGAAGTCGTAGAGAATGCAGACTGGATTGACAAGACCTTTGAAGCTCAGGTAGATGCGGTTGAAGGGAATATCCGAATGTCGTTCGAAGGGGCCTCCCTGGTCCATCGGCTTATTTCTACAGGTGAAGAAGTCTCGCGCGTGAGGTATGACGAGCTGGTGAATCTCCTTAAAATATCAGCCCTTGCCGCGGAAGTCGAGTTTGAATGCCCGTGGACGTTTGGCGGGACATGGGGCTCGGCGGTAACTATAACGAGTGCACCCATCTCATGGCCTTCGACAATCAAAAAGTCAGATGACACGGTCATGTGCGCTTATTTCAATGATACAACGGAAAAGTTGGTGTATAAAATGCGTTCTGTATCAGGTGTGTGGGATGCCTCTGAGAGCGTCATCACGAGTTATCCGTGTTGGCCGTGCGCGATCGAAGAGCTAAATGATGGAAGCGTCCTCTGCGTATATAAACGATACTCCAATGGTTATTTGTGTTATCGCATTATCGCAACAGACGGAACGATTGGTCCTGAACAGGTTGTGTGTGCCTATGCGGTTTCCACTCTGGATATACTGAAGTTATCTGACGGCAGTGTGTTGTGTGCCTACGTTGTGCTCTCGACAACCTATCTCATGGAGAGGGTCTTTAGTACGGAAAAAGTGTGGGGTGTGGAAAATCCGATCAACGAAGGTGTCTCCGGTGTACCGATACTGGAACTGCTGGAAGATGGTACCGTGTATTGCGCGTACAGTGCAAGCGGATACCTCGTCGGGAGAATACGCTCTGTCTCTGGCGTTTGGGCGAGTGCGGAATCGATAACGAACACGTACAACCTGTACTATAATCCTGGCTTAAAACTGCTGCCCAATCAAAATCTCATGTGTGCTTATCGAAGAGCATCGGATGGGTATTTGGTGTACAAGATTCGCTCTTCAGGGGTATGGGGAAGCGAGTCTGTCATCAATGCTGCTGCATCTTTAAGTCCCGACATACTGGTGTTGGCCTCAGGTGCGCTTCTGTGTGTATACCTCGGATCAAGCAATATCTATGAGCGGGTTGATAATTCCGCGTTCGGATCCCTCCCGAACGGGGTTCAATACAAAAAAGTTGGCTCAGGAATAGTGAAAGCAAAATACAATGCGTCAACTGACAAGACCTCTATAGAGTTTGGATGCGGTATTGTAATTGAATGGAATGGTGACACATTAACAAAAAATATTCCGACTATATCACAAGCCGCGATAACAGCAGGTGATTATTCCTATGAGATAATTGATTCTCAAACTGCACATGCAAATACGTCTTTTACAAAAGTGTATGAAGTTAAGATTAATGAAGCTGGAACATATCGTGTGCAATTTGACCTGAGAGGAACAACACAAGTTAGGGGACGAATATATAAAAATGGGTCCGCAATAGGAACAGAGCGTATCTGCACAACAACATACACACGATACACACAAGACTTTACTTTTGCATCGGGAGATTTGGTGCAATTATATACAAAAGCCGACAATTCAGGTTATACAGTGCTTTCAAAAAACTTCGGAATTGGATGGAATAGATACGGAATAAACATGACACTTATACCAACAGGAGCATAATGAAGATGGCAGTTGATGTGGATCAACAGCGTGATATCGGCAAGCTCTGGGGAGCCATCCGCAAGCTCGAGGCCTACGTGCAGGCGCTTTGTGACCTGCCTGAGGGGATCGATCCTGAACACGAGGAGTGGCCGAGTAAGCCCTGACGAGGCGTTTGAACGGCACGAAAAGACATTAAAAAACACGGAAAAACACTGTTTTTATCAAATTAAGTGAGCAATTTTATCAAATTTTATGGCGCGTTACA